CCGGCGTCACCATCGCCGCAACGGTGGCCGAGCTTGCGAAGATCGGCTTCTGCAACGCCAAGGACTACCTGCGGGTGCTTCCTGGCGGTGAGCCTGCTGTGGATCTGTCTGCTGCTACAGAAGATCAGTTCGCGGCGCTGGCCGAGGTGACGGTCGAGGATTTCGTCGACGGCCGCGGCGACGATGCGCGCGACGTTCGCCGCGTCAAATTCCGCCTGCACAACAAGCAGGCCGCGCTCGTCTCGATCCTCGATCACCTCGGCGGCTTCCCGCCGAGTAGGCACGAGCTGACCGGCAAGGACGGCGCGCCGATCGAGGTCGCGGACAAGACCGAGCGTTCAGATCTCGATGTTGCGCGGCGCATCGCGTTCGTGCTGGCGAGCGCTGCGCGAAAGACGATCGCTGGCGGCGCGCCGGCGCCGGAGATCGCCAAGGAAAAGCCGGAGGAATCCGATGGCTAGGGATTGGGAGAGCGGCGCCGTCAAGCGGCCTGGCCGCGAGAAGCGACGCGCGAAGGAACACGGCGTCTCGCTGCACGAGCAGCTCGAGCGCGACGCGCATTCGAAGGATGCCTCGCTGCGCGGCGCCGGCCAGCTCGGCCTGCGCTTCCAGGCGCAGGGACGCGCCAGGCGCACGATCGCCGGTCGCAAGTCGAAATAACGGAGAGCTTCCATGTCGAACAACCCGATGCTTGCGCCGATGTCCGGCGGCGTCGTCCCCCGCGCGCACTATGGCGACCAGCAGCTCGCGCGGGTGCTGGCGCTGGCGACGACCAACCCGAACAATCTCAAGACCTCGCCCGGCACGATCGAGGAGATCGCGCTCTTCAACACGACCGCGTCCGCGATCTACGTCAAGTTCTACGACAAGGCGACGGCGCCGGTCCCCGGCACGGATACGCCGGCGTTTACGGTGCAGGTGCCGGCGAACGGCTCGGCGATCATTCCCGCCGGTGTAGCCAAGCCGTTCCTGACTGGCGTCGGCTACGGCATCACCGGCGCTGCGGCCGACAGTGACACCACCGCGGTCACCGCCGGCTCGGTCACTGGCTACCTGCTCTGGTCCTAACGGAGGCATTTCATGGCGACGGATATTGCGGCGACGGCGTACCGGCCCGAAGTCATCACGGCGTTCGGCCGCAAGGGCGCCGGCCCGATTCCGTTCTCCGGCATGTCTGTGGGCGAGTCCATCATCGCCGTCATCAATGTCGTGACGCGGGCCAGTGCCGCTTCGAGCTTCGAGTCGACCTGCACCCACGCCGGCCAGATCCAGCAGTCTTCCGCGTCGGATCTGAGCGGCCAGGAGTTCTTCTTCATCGTCGACCACCTGCGCTGATTTTTGGGGCGGCTCGCGCGTTGCCGCCCACCACGCTCTCAACGCGTTTGCCCCTTTAGAGGAGGATCTCATGGCGAACTATTCGTTCTCGGACCTGCGCGACAAGGTGCTGCTGTGGCTGCACGGCCGCCGCTTTGGCATCATCGGCGACAACTACGGCAGCGACAGCGCGCTCGCGGTGCTTGACGGCGTTCCCGTCGGTTCCTCTCGTTCGGGTCCGAATGCGGTCAAGGCCGTGTTCACGGGACTGAGCGCCGCGGGCTCTATCGTGTTTGCTGGCGCCGTCGTCGGCGACAGCGTCGAGATCGTGGTCGGCCTCTCCACGCCGGGCGATGCGTCGGCCTCGTTCGAAACGACCATCAGCGTGGCGGGCCACATCCAACAGACCTCGGCTTCGAACCTGTCGGCGGTCACCTATCTCGGCTTCGTCCAGCCGCAGACCTAAGCCTGCCGCTTTCGCGGCGTGAGCCAGCTTGATGAAATCCTCGACCGCCTGACAGGGGTCGGGGAGAAAGAGCGCCGCGAGATCGAAGCGGCCGCTCTCGAGAAGACCAGCCACATGGCATGGGTGCCGAACCCGGGCCCGCAGACGTCGGCTTACTACTGCGAGGCCGACGAGCTGCTCTACGGCGGCGAAGCCGGCGGCGGCAAGACCCAGCTCCTGATCGGCCTCGCGCTCAACGAGCACAAGCGCAGCCGCATCCTGCGGCGGGTCGACAAGGACGTCGGTGAGCTCGGCGACGAGCTCGTCAAGATGCTCGGCTCGTCGAAGGGTTACGTGTCGCGCCCTCCGGCCTGGCGCCAGGGCGATCAGTTCATCGAGTTTCGCGGCTGCCAGCTCGAGCGCGACAAGCAGCGCTTCAAGGGCAAGCCGCGCGACTTCATCGGCTATGACGAGCTCTCCGACTTCCTCGAGAGCCAGTATGTCTTCATCAACACCTGGAACCGTTCGGCCAATCCCGGCCAGCGCTGCCGGATTGTCGGGGCGACCAACGGCCCGACTACGGTCGAGGGCCAGTGGGTGATCCGCCGTTGGGCGGCCTGGCTCGATCCGAATCATCCGAACCCTGCCAAGGACGGCGAGCTGCGCTGGTATCTGCAGGTCGACGGCGCCGAGGTCGAGGTCGACGGCGCCGGACCGCATGAAACGGTCCGAGGCCTGATCCGGGCAACGTCAAGGACATTCATTCGCGCGCGGCTTTCCGACAACCCGGATCTGTCGCGCACCGACTACGCCTCGCGGCTCGAGGGCCTCCCCGATGAGCTGCGGCGCGTTTACCGCGATGGCGACTTCACTGTCGGGTTGAAGGACGACGACTGGCAGGTCATTCCGACCGCCTGGATCGAAGCGGCGATGCAGCGCTGGACGCCGCAGCATCCAAAGGCGATCCCGATGACGGCGATGGCGATCGACGTCGCACCTGGCGGCGGCGACCAGCGCGTGATCGGTTTCCGGCATGGTGGCTGGGTCGGTCCTCTGGACGCCAAGAAAGAGAAAGACAAGACCGGTCGCATCACGGCGTCGGAAGTCGTGAAGCATCGCCGCGATCGTTGCCCGGTCGTGGTGGATCTCGGCGGCGGCTGGGGCGGCGACTGCCTGATCGCGCTGAAGGACAACGGCATCGATGCGGTCGCTTTCAACGGCGTGCAGACCGTCACGACGCGCACCCGCGACGGCAAGCTCAAATTCCGCAACAAGCGCGCCGAGGCGGTGTGGCGCACCCGCGAGGCGCTCGATCCTTCGCAGGACGGCGGCTCGGTGGTCGCGCTTCCCGATGACGCCGAGCTCAAATCCGATCTGGCGTCCTACCGCTTCGAATCGACGATTGGCGGGATCCTGATCGGCGACAAGTCCCTGCAAAGGGAAATGCTCGGACGTTCTCCCGACAAGGGCGATTGCGTCACGATGCTGATCTCCGAGGGCCAGATTGCCGCGATGCGTCACCTGCACCAGCAGCAGCGCGGCTCGAGGCCCGAGCGGGCAAACGTCGGGCATTCGCACCTGAAGGCCCGCCGGTGATGCCTCGTTACGATTCGGCCGCCGAGATCTCGCCGTTCTCGCAACGGCGCTCCGATGAATACGGCGCCGGGTTCGAGCCATGGTCGATCGAGACGCTGGTGGAAGCGCAACGGCGCGAATGTGCCGGCGAGACGTACGACCAGATTGCCGACGCGATGGGGCTTTCGCCGGTCGATGTCGCCGAGCGGCTTAGGCCGCCGGAGTATCGCGCGCAGCCGCGGCCGGAGCGCGCGACGGTGGGCTATTCGCAGTTGAAGGGCAGGTGAGCGGATGCACGGTGATCGTCTGCTCGACGCGCTGATCGACAAGCTGCCGGCATCCGGCGAGGCGTGGCCGCAGGGCGATCGCGATGCCTGGCTGAGCCTGATGCGAAGCGCTTTCGACCTGGTCTATGGGCGCGACGGCCATCCGGCGCCGAAGCCTGTCGTCGAAGAGCTGCCGAAGCTGCCGCTGATTGGTGACGACGCCGTGCCTTTGGCGGCCAAGGGCAAGTGGCACATCGACGCCGGCGGCGTGGCTCGCTCGCCGGATGGCGAGGAAGCTCCGCTCGAGGGCATCCCTCGCAGCATGGTGCTGGTCGATCTGCGCCCCGAGGGCGACCGCCGGCTCGACACGGTGATCTGGGCCGATGGCACCTGGCCGGCTGCGCACGTCCAGGCCCGCGGCATCAAGCTTGAAGCGAAGGCCGCCTAGTTGAAAAGCCGCGCGCAAGAGCTGATCCAGATCGGCGATCGGCTTTTCGCCGACCGCTTTCCGCTGCTGACGCTGTGGCAGACGTTTGCGGAGAACTTCAATCCGATCCGGGCCGACTTCACCCGCGCGCGCTACATCAGCGAGGAGTTTGCCTCCTACCTGATGACCGGCCGGCCCGTGCTGGCGCACCGCGAACTGACGAACGCAATCTCCTCGATCCTGCGTCCGCGCGGCGTGCAGTGGTTCAAGCCGAGCGTCGAGGAGGAGGCGATCAACGCCGATCCGTCCAATCAGAAGTTCTTCGATTTCGTGGCCGAGCGGATGCGCTCGGTGATGAACAACCGGCAGTCCCAGTTCCGCCGCGCGACCAAGGAGGCCGACGGCGACTATACCCTGTTCGGCCAGGCGGTGATCGAATCCCGGCCCAACAAGATGCGGGACGGCATGCTGTACCGCACCTGGCATCTGCGTGACTGCGTCTGGACTGAGAACGCCAACCTCGTGATCGACGGCTTCCATCGGAAGTGGAAGCTCGACGCCCGCCAGTTGGTCCGGCTCGGCGCCGAATCCGGCTGGACACTGCACCCGGAGGTGGCGAAGAAGGCCGAGAAGGATCCGGCGGCGCCGTGTCATTGCCGCGTGATCGTGCTGCCGACCGACGAGTACGACTCCTTCGGCAAGGACGAGGACGGCTTCACCCGCAAGCGCAACCGCAATCTGCCGTTCGTCAGCGTCGTCATCGACGAGGACAATCAGAAGGTCCTCGAGGAGACGCCGCAGTACGAGCTCGGCTACAACATCCCGCGATGGGTCACCATCGGCGGCTTCTCGCAATATGCCTACTCGCCGACGGCGATCGTGGCGCTGCCCGACGGCCGCATGCTTCAGCAGATGACGCTGACGCTGATGGAGATCGGCCAGAAGATCGTCGATCCGCCGCTGATCGCGGTCGGCGATGCGATCCAGGGCGGCACCAACCTTTACGCCGGCTCCATCAACTGGGTCGATCCCGACTATGACGAACGCACTGGCGAGGTCCTGCGCCCCATTCCGATCGACGGCAGCGGCCTGAAGTGGGGGACGGAGTACGAGGAACGGGTCGAGCAGGTCATCAACGAGGCCTTCTTCCTCAACGTCCTCAACCTGCCGCAGTACGACCAGAAGGAAATGACCGCCGAGGAATGGCGCGGCCGCATGCAGGAATACGTGCGCCGATCGACGCCGCTCTTCGAGCCGATGGACGTGGAATATAACGGGCTGCTTTGCGACTCGACGTTCAACGACATGGCGCGCATGGGCATGTTCGGCTCCCCGCTGGATTTCCCGCCGGCGCTGCGCGGCCAGGAGATCAAGTGGACGTTCACCAATCCGCTGGTCGCCGCCGAGGCCGAGCAGAAGACCAACAGCTTCACCAAGCTGTCACAGCTGATCGGCGCGGCTATCCAGATCCAGCCCGATGTGGTCGCCGACGTCGATTACGACGTGGCCTTCCGCGACGCCATTCCTGGCACCGGCTCACCAGCGAAATGGATCCGGCCGCAGGATGCCGCAAACCAGCTCAAGGCGCAGAACCGCCAGGCCCAGCAGGCCGCCCAGCAGGCCAACCAATTGGGCGCCGTCGCCGAGCATGGCGGCAAGATCGCAAACGCGGTCGGCAACGTCGCCGATGCGGCGAAGTCGCTGCAGGATGCGGGGATCGTTTGACGGCCAGGCCGAGACTGCGGAAGTCCGTCTCGGAGCAGGCGGCTGTGCCGTGGCAGGTGCCTCCGTCGATCCAGAATGCCGATATCTTTGCGCTTCAGGCGCTCGAGCGCGGTGCCGCGAACGCTGCGCAGCAGAAACGCGCGGTGGTCTTCATCGAGCGCACGCTCTGCGCCACCGACCGGATGAGCTTCTATCCGGGCGGCGAGGACGGTCGCCGCGCCACGGATTTTGCCGAAGGCAAGCGCTGGGTCGGCTGTCAACTACGCCGGCTGCTCAAGTTGCGGCCGGATCACGGCGGCCGCGCGATGGAAGAGCCGCCGGCGCCGGCCGAGGCACAGGGGGACGCGTGAGGCTGATCCTCGATCTCGCGATCTATCTGTTCGCCGCCGTCGTGAGTGGAATTTGCCGACTGTTCCGCCGGCGCAAACGGGAGGATCGTTGATGCTGATCTCCGTCATCGCCACCATCTGCATCGGCGCGCTGTGTCGCGACGAGCTCGTCACCACGTCGGCGATCGATGAGCGCGCGACGATGCAGTATTGCTCGGTCATGGGACAGCCGGCGCTCGCCGCCTGGGTTGGCGATCATTGGCCCGGCTACCGTCTCGCCGGTTGGAAATGCGATTCGGGCCACCGCGGCATGCCGGTCTGATGCGCGTCGTTCACGCGCCGCCGCCGATCTTTGAGGAGATCCTCTCAACCTTCCCGGACGCCGCGCGCCCGGGCGTTATGTTCTGCTTCGGCGACAAGATCTACGCGCCCGGGCCACCGCGCCCGATCGGCCGCGAGTTTCTCGCGCACGAGCAGGTGCATTGCGATCGGCAAGGCGGTCGCGTGATCGGTTGGTGGAAGCAGTATCTGGCGGATCCGGCCT